TAAACGATATACGAGATTTGATGAATGAATATGGGGGTGTAAATGAACAATCAAATGAACCATCAACAGAAGATACTGGAAGCACTATTGATATTGAGTACAGGGTGGAACACTAGCCCATCTAAAGAAACAATCAAGTTGTATGTACATCAATTATCGTATGCTGATCCATTAATTCTACAACGAGCCATGCTTAATCTGTTGAGTAAATGTAAATTCTTACCATCATTTGCAGAAATAGAGAGTGAGTATAAAGAACTTGATAATTACATCAATGGAAAAGAAGAAATGATGACTGCACAAGAAGCCTATGGGGTAGTCGAAGATGCAGTTAGATTATATAGCTATGAGCATGGGTTGAAACATTTAGACGGAATAATAAAACAGGCAGCACAAACAATATGGAGTGCATTTAATCCATGGGGTGGTGATTATAATCGTGCTGCTTGTATGTCTCAGTTTGTCCGATGCTATGAAGAATTAGTAAAAAGGAAAAACAAAAACGATGAAAAAGCATCTGAAATCAAGAATGATGGATTGCTTTTAGAAATGAAGATGAAGAAAGAGGAAGAACGAAAACAAATAGAAACAGGCAATGCACAAATCAAAATGCTACCAAATGGACATTTAATTGAAACAGTCAAAGAGGAACGTAAGCCTGTTAATTTAAATGAAATATTAGATAATGCTGATATTTCTGAAAAAGGTAAAGCGTTACTACGGCAAGCAATAGGGGGATAGATGAAAGAACGAATTAAACAATTTGAAGCCAGCGTGAATGTATCGTTCAATGTTAGTTTTACAGTCTTAGCAACTAGCGAAGAACAAGCTAGAGTGAAGATTGATAACCTACTTGAAATCATGCGTGATGAGGCAACAGTCGATTGCCACATTCACCCTAGCTACGATGTATATGTTGATGAAGTCGAAACAAGACTAAATCATATTAGTTACTGAAATTAATTTAAAAGCTCTGTAAGGCGAGTTAATATTTTGAACGATAAATCATAAGCAACAAATAGTAGACACACCATAACAAGGCGGTGCGGTACGTAGAATTAGAAAATAGGAGTTAAATATATGAACCAAGTACAACTATTAGGAAATTTAGCACGTGATGCTGAATTGAGATTTACACAAAGTGGGAAAGCCGTGGCAACTTTTACAGTAGCTGCTACGAATACATACGTTGACAGTACAACCAACGAAACAAAAGAACAAACTGCTTTCATCAATTGCGTAGCATGGGGCAAGACTGGGGAAGCGGTTGGGAATTGCAAGAAAGGAGATAGATTGCTTGTAAACGGACGCATTCAAACACGTTCCTATGAGGACAGCAACGGACAAAAGAAATATGTAACGGAAGTGGTAGCTAACTTTGTAGGTAAGAAATTGGATAGTGATTTCGATAGTGGTAGTAACTTTGATAGTTTTGATAGCACCAATCAAGGTGAAAATATTCCGTTCTAAGTTGCATTATCGAAGTAGAAGAAATAAAGGAGTGTAACAATGCTGGTTGAAGATAAAACAAAATATTGCTGGGTAGACGACGAAATAGCAGGTGAACCACAAGGCAGTATTAAAGATGCCATCTTAGATTATGTAGATAATGAATATAACTATGGTGATTTTGATGCTTTAAGTCGAGAAGAATTGTTACAAACAACAATAGAAATAGGTCATCCATATAGATATGTACCTGAGATAGACGGCGAACGAGTGATTTGGAATGTGTGTGATTACGATTTAGATGATGAAATCGAAGAATGGTCAGACGATTACATGAAAGATGTTAAAAACGAACACATGGACGAACTGAGTGAAGAGCTAACAAAAGTATTCCAAGCGTGGGAAAAACGTCATGGGTACGATCTCAAATCTTGGGTTGTACAAGAAACAAAACCATATCGTATTGGTGATTATGTTAAGGAGTAAGTGTTTATAGTATATGAAAATACTAGATGCATGTTGCGGAAGCAAAATGTTTTGGTTCGATAAAGAACATAATGAAACCTGTTATATGGATAAACGCACATTGGATACAACACTATGTGATGGTAGGAAGTTGATTGTAAAACCTGATGTGATCGCAGATTTCCGCAAGATGCCTTTTGACGATGAAAGCTTTTACCTTGTAGTGTTCGACCCGCCACATTTATTAAATGCTGGTGAAAAATCATTTTTAGCGTTGAAATATGGGCGGTTAGAACAAACATGGCAAGATGATATAAAACAAGGTTTATCAGAGTGTTGGAGAGTGTTGAAGTCAAATGGAACGATGATTTTTAAGTGGAATGAAGAACAAATCACGTTACCGATGCTTAAAGGGTTATTTCCTAGTGAGCCAATATTTGGCCAACGCAGGGGAAAAACAGTTTGGTTAGTATTTTTTAAGGGTGAAAGTGAATGATTAGGAGATGCATATATGGACGAAAAAGATATTCAATATGTTCTTGGTAGACATTTATTTCGTAAAAAAATATGCATACCAAACGTGAGTATGTATTGTCCAGGAAGAACTGAATATGAAGCTGATTTCGTATATTTTGATTTAAAAACACAATACCTAACAGAAGTGGAAATCAAAACAAACATTCATGACTTCAGACGTGACTTTAAAAAGAAAAGATACCATGACTGTAAAAACGTAAAGTACTTGTATTATGCAATGCCAAGAAGCTTGTATGAAGAGAATAGAAATGAGATCAATTTCTTTCTTAAAGATGCAGGATTAATTTTGATTAATGAAATTGATACTGATGATTTCAGAGGTAATTTATACGAGTTTGGTGGCTTTGTAAGACGTGCTAAGGCTAGAGATGATTGGTATGAATTAAGTCCTACAGGGCTAATGCATTATTTGCGAATTGGATGTATGAAATGGGTGAATAGATAATGCCAACAGATAAGAAGAAAAAAGTTAATAGTAAACGAAAAGGTGCAGATGGCGAACGTGAATTTGCTAACCTATGCAAGGAACAGGGGTTTGATGTAAGAAGAACGCAACAGTATTGTGGAAATACAGGTGATGCCAGCGATTGTGTTGGACTACCTAATATCCATATCGAAGTAAAACGTGTACAAGCATTAAACATCGACAAAGCAATGGCACAAGCAATTCATGATAGCGAACATAAAAATGTGATGCCAATCGTTGCACACAGGAAGAATAATGCTAAATGGTTAATCACCATGAGGGCGGATGATTGGTTTAAGTTATATAAAGAAAGTGGATTGAGTAATGGCAGTTAACACATCAACATATGGTATCCCGCACAATTGCAAGAATTGGCTAGCGTTAGCATCGGTAGTATGGGGCGAACTGGATATAAGCGAGGCCATACATATTGTTACTGACAAAGGCAGAGGATTGCCCACCAAAAGAAGCATACAAGATGAATTTGCATTGACTGATAAAGTTATTGAACTATGCAAGAAAGGTTTAACAAACAGGCAAATTATGGATGAGTTGAATATATCGAGCAATCGAGTTGTTAGAGCGAAGAATTGGGGAGAATGGAATAATGTTAGTAAAACTATTAAATGAATACGCAAAATTGCCAACTAGAGGAACAATTGATAGTGCAGGATTAGACATATATTGTCCGTTTAATATAACAGTACATGCAGATAGTCAGAAGCGGATTCCGTTAGGTATAGCGGTTGAGATACCTAATGGATATGTTGGGGTTCTTGCACCTAGAAGTAGCCTTTGTAAAACACCATTGAGAGTACCTAATAGTCAAGGTTATATCGATGCAGATTATAGAGGGGAACTAAGCATTGAGTTTGAAAATATCTCTTGTAAAGATTATGAAATTTCAAGAGGTGATCGTATAGCACAATTGATTATCACACCTTATTTGAATGTAGATGTAGAAGAAGCACAAACACTCAGCGAAACAGAACGTGGCGATGGTGGATATGGTAGTACTGGCAAATAAAAAGACAGTAGATAGACAGAAAAAGACAGTAGAAAGACAGAAAGTAGACAGTAAAAGGAGAAAACAAACATGAATAAATTAGTATTAGCAACAATGATTATGGGTACAATTGGCGGTAATGTATTAGCAAGTGGTGTTGTAACAGGGCCAGTAGAGCCTAACACACAAGCACCAGTAGTAAGCGGTTACAATTCTGTAGCTGTAGGTGCAAATACAATAGTTACAGGCACAAACACAATTGCAGTTGGCCGTGATAATAAAGTAACAGGAAATGATAGTGTTGTAATCGGTGGTGGTAATGGAACGATTGAAGCCGACCAAGCGAGCGTAATTGGGTACAACAACTATGTAGGCAACAATAAAGAACAAACTGTATTAGGTGCTAACAATACTGTAGATAATCAAGGGGCGGTAGTAGTTGGTACACATAGCGTAGTGCGTGGTATTGATGCGGTAGTCATTGGTAATAATGCATCAGCACCTATTCAAAATAGCGTTGCGATTGGTACGAATAGCCAAACGGATAACCCTGTAGGTGTTAGACAAGTTGTGTTGAATGGGGTAACTCACGTATTCGCAGGTGAAAGTCCTAATAGCGTAGCATCCTTTGGTAGCAAGAAAAGCAATACATACAGCGGAATTAGTAACTACAACCGACAATTACATAATGTAAGTGCAGGCCGTGTAGACCCTAGCAGTTTAGATGCAGTAAATGGAAGCCAGTTGTTCGCTGCATATGACGAGATTGAAACCAATGGCACACGCATTGCACGCAATACTACGAATATCTCTAATTTGA